TTATATGATAGTAGTAATTATAACATATTAAAAATCATTTGTCAATAACATGATAAATATAATTACTATTGGAAATAATAATGAGTTTTGATATAGGACAAAATGTAGGTTCTACACTATTTAAAGGTGGAAATGCCTTAAATACTACCATTAATGCTGGTAGAAATCTAAAATCAGCATTAAGTAATTTAAGCAGTGCTGGTGATATTTCATCAATGTTGCGCTCTTCCAGCCTACCACTGGCTGGTGAATCCGTGGGTGATATTATGAGTTCCATTGCAATGTTTACCAGTAATGAAAACCCAAATGATTGGCGTGTCAGATTAAGTCTACCAAGCTGGCCCTCTTTTACTATGAGTCCAGTTTTGGATCCATTAAATAAAGCAGGTGGTTTAATATTTCCATACACACCACAAATAACACTGAGTAATGGTGCCAAATATGAAGCAATAAGCCCCATTCATTCTAATCATCCATTCCATGCCTATGTTAATAGTCAAGTAGAGGCAATATTAATATCGGCTGCCATGAATGTAGAAAATACTGAACAAGGACTCTATTGGATTGCGGCTTTTCATTATCTACGAGCATTAACTAAAATGTTTTCTGGTAGTGATTTTAAAGCGGGTAATCCTCCACCCATTGTTAAATTTAATGCATATGGGAATTATGTATTTAAAAATGTTCCAGTTGCAGTTATTAAATTTGATACCACTTTGGGAAATGATTGTGATTATATTAGTGTTCCTGTTAAGGGTAGTTTAATGGGTGAAATATCAGGGATTGACGACTCTTTGGGTGGGGTTTCTGATATGTTGGGTTCTGAATTTGATAGTATTAGTGATATTACTTCGGATATATCATCTGGATTAAATGCGATTAGCACTGTTTCTGATATGCTTGGGACATTCGGTGTTGGTGGTGGTGTAAGTGCCGGAATTACTAGAGTACCAACCAAAAGTGTATTTAGTATCACCTTACAACCGATGTATAGTAGAGAATCAGTTAGAAAATTCAGTCTGGATAAATTCGTTACCGGAGCCTATGCGAATTCTAATGTGGGATATATTTAATGTCTGATCCAATCTATTCAAATACCAGCCCTTATTATAATACTAATATAACTCAGGATTATCTTGATATATTAACCATACGACCTGTTAGTTCTGAACCAGATGATTTTTTATATACCATCGAAGCACAATATACATTCAGACCAGATTTATTAGCATATGATTTATATGGAGATGCAGCATTGTGGTGGGTTTTTATACAAAGAAATATGAATATATTAAATGATCCGATATTCGATTTCATACCAGGTAAAAAAATATATATACCAAAGAATAGTAGTTTACAGGTAGCACTAAATTTATGACAATAATACAAACCGCAAAAGATACCCTAAATGATGTGGGTTCAGCTATTGGATTAACCAGTTCGTCGAATAGTACAAGTAAACCAAACAAAAAAAATACTGGAATTAAAGTACCTTTGATGAATCCATTATTTCAATATGCATCCTATACTTATATTATAGGACTTGGGGTATTAACCACTGAACAATTAAATCATCCAGATTTATATATGAAAAAAGGTGAAAAAATCAGTTATATATTAAAAGAAGGTAATATCGATCCAAGTAATCGAATCAAAACATCTTTTGGTAAATTTGATTTTTTTATTGATGATTTAGAATTAAACCAAATTATTGGATTTACCGACGGAAATACAACCAATGTAAATACCCTAAAATTTAAAATAACCGAACCCTATTCTATGGGTTTATTTTATAAATCCGCTATGCAAGCCGCTGCCGATGCTGGTCATAAAAATTGGTCTGATGCTCCATTCATATTAACCATTGAATTTAAAGGTGTTAAAGAAAATGGAATGATGGACACCGTAAAAAATACTAAACGATATATTCCTATTAAAATGAATACCGTCGATATGACCGTTAATGAAAGTGGAAGTGTCTATAATGTTTCAGCCAATTCTTATAATGTCGGAATAGCACTGGATGATAGAAATACTCGATTAAAAACCGATATATCAATTCGTGGTTCAACCGTTCAGGAAATTTTACAAACAGGTGAGAAAAGTTTTCAAGCCGCTCTGAATAGACAATTACAAATTCTGAAAGATGAAGGATTAGTATCCCACCCAGATTCTATTATTATTTTATTTCCTACCAATGTAATTAAAGATTCAGATTCAGATTCAAATAAAGGAAAGAATAGCGCAACAACTAATACCAAAGAACCAAAAAAAGATGTTTATTCAACCATCGGTGTGAAAATAGACTCAAAAAATAATTATATTCAGGATATTAATAATTGTAATGAACTGGGTAAAGCCAGTTTGGGATTTGGAAAAACACGTAAAGCCAGTAATCAAATCGGTAAAGCTTCTGAAGTCTTTGATCCAAAAGGTAATTTCATGTATAGGTTTAATAATCAAATAAATCAAACCATAGGTGATATGCAATTTGCTCAAGGGTTGGATATTATGTCAATTATTGATATTGTGTTATTGAATAGTGAACATCCAACCACGGCTTTAAATTCTGAAACGACTAATAAGGATGGAATTGTTAACTGGTGGAGAATAGAACCTCAAGTTTATATCAATGATAATGATGAAAATTTTAAATCAACTGGATTAAATCCAAGAATTATTGTCTATAATATCATTCCTTATAAAACACATTTAACATCGGGTCCAATAGTAGCTCCAAATACAAAAATGCCAGGTATTGATGAATTATATAAAGATGCGATTAAACATTATAATTATATTTACACGGGTAAAAATATTGATATATTAAAATTCAATATTCATTATGAAGGAACATTAAGTACATTGATAGCGGCTGATTTGACCAAAAATAGTGTGGATGTTAAAAATAAAGATTCAATAAATTCAGTTAAAGAACCTGAAGCTAATACCTTGATATGTAAAGGTGATTACCCAAGTAATAAACTAGTAAATCAAACATCAGTTTCGTATAGTGGTTTGAATACTTCAAAGGATAAATTAGGAGGCGGTGGAGAAGAAACCTCAGCGATAAGGGTTGCTAAAATTTTTCATGATGCAATAACCAAAACACAAGCTGATATGACAGTGTTGGATATGGATATAATAGGAGATCCATTTTATATAGCTCAATCCGGTATGGGTAATTATGTAGCGGGTTTAACAGAACATAAAAATTTACACGATGATTTCACGGTTAATTTTCAGCATAGTGAAGTTAATGTGGTTGTAAATTTCAGAACCCCAGTTGATATAAATGATTATACTGGTTTATATAATTTTGGTAAAAATTTATCACCCATCGGAAAAGGAACAACTGATATTGTGGATGAATTCTCAGGGGTTTATCATCTTACAACTTTAACTAGTTATTTCAAAAATGGTAAATTCACACAAAATTTAAGAGGAACACGAAGATTATCACAAGAATTGGATATGGTTGCGACTAAAGAACAATTATATTCACCAAAACAATTAGAAGAACAACCCAATGAAGAAACCACTAGTGATTATTCCAAAACTATAAATGGTAATGCGTTGAAAAATTCTAATAAATTGACTGACAGTCAATATAATACCAAACTGGCTGGAACACAAGCAATAACTCCTACATTTAGTAGTGGGGTTATTAAATAGTGGATCAACATAATACCAGTTATTCATCAAAACATAATCCAACTCCTCAAAGTGGTCCATTTTTAGCACGAGTAATAAGTCATCTTGATCAATCATACATGGGTAGTTTAGAAGTTGAATTATTACATCAGGGATCTGGTAATATAAGTTCAGAAACAGAAGTTCATAAGGTTAGATATATGAGTCCATTTTTTGGTATGACTAGTGTTAAATTTAATGGAAGTAATGATACCTTTGATGATACTCAAAAATCCTATGGCATGTGGATGATTCCGCCCGATTATGGTTCAACCGTTATTGTAATTTTCATCGAAGGTGATCCCAGATATGGTTATTGGATTGGTTGTGTTCCTGATGAAAATATGAATTTTATGGTTCCTGGATTAGCATCTACTAGCACTACAAATGAAAAATCAAATGATGTTAGAAAACCAACCGCCGAATATAATAAAAATATAGAATCAAATGTAGTAGCTAATGCCGCTGATCCAACATTAACACCAAAACC